TCTAAATCAATTGGTTGTCTGGATTTAATCTCTTCGATCGCTGACATCTGTATCAATAATTTCACTTTCTCTGATTTCTCTATTGTTGTTATCATTTGTCTATCTTCTAGTACAGTTCTTAACCTGATTGCCAATTCATCAGCATCACTATTATCAGGGGAGATCTTCCAGTTTTGATCTATGTTATATAGCTTCTCAATCAGGGGTTTCCAAGACAACATGTCAAAGTATTTATTGCTCAATGACATGTGTTCCTTATCCAATTCTCTGTGATATCTGTATATGATGTCATTTATGTATTCACTTCCTATTTTTGAGATAGAGAGTTCTTCATTCATATTTGGCATTATTGCCCAATCATTTTGGTTTTCTTCAAACAGGTATGCATGTGCTAAATATCTAAATCTTAAAGTAGACAATATGTTTCCAGTCATCTCAGAATAGCATAAAGGTTTGAATGTACTATTGTAGTTTGTACTCTTAGGTGTTACAAACTGTACATCAACAATTCCTTCTAATCTTGTAAAATTGTATCTTACAACAAGTCGCCTTTTAGTGTCATATTTATCCCTTATTATACTGGCAAGTAAATATCTCATCCTGATATAATCAAAATTTACATTACTATCAACCAATCCCATTGATGTGATCATCTCTTGATTTAAATCTGTTGTATAGTTCAAAGATCTATTCATTTCAGACCTTATATATGTTGATGATGAGAATCTCATATTTGGTATCCTATGTAATATCTCCCCACCTATTTCTGTTGGTGTGAACTGAACTAAATCTAAGAATTTTTGATTTGTTAAAGTTGATAGTGACAAATTACATGCTTTCACACAATCTAATTTCATTATATCATTCTTTGATATATTGAGTAGATTGTGTTTCATGAGGAACCACTTTGTCACGGCAACTAATTTTGCGACAAGTAATTCTTCCTTATGACTAAGCATACGATCATCATCGATCAATTCCCCTTTATACAATACCTCATTACCCATCTTGGGATCATCATAGACTCTGATTCCATTTCTGTAGTGAGTAGGACTGCATCTTCTGACAGTTAACATGGACGATCTCAGGTTTGTTTCTTCAAATTTGTCATCATACAAGACTTCTTCAACAGTTATGAATTTAATCTTTGGAAACATTGTCAATTTTCGTTCTAAGAGACATGATATTATATCTTTATCCAGAGTCAGAATAGTGTAAAAAGATCTTGTGGTCTTTGAAGAGATTCTGATATTTTCAATTGTTCTGAATGATAATTTCTTTCTCAATCCAACTATGTTCTTTATAGACAATAAAAGTCCTGAACTTGTTTCTACTTTATTTAATAGCAGATCACAGAAATGCACAGCAGCATTTTCATAGTAGAATTGTATGATCCTTGTGTGCATGTTTGTTCGGAAAACTTCCGTTAGTTCGGTTGCCAATTCGGATGCCTTATCTGATAATTTAAACATTTCTTTTATTCGTATATTCTTTGTTTTTTGTCTAACCATATTTTTAATGGATTGTTGCACACTTGTAGTAGCAGGACATACAGTCTTGTCAGATGACCAATTAGATGTCACCAATCGTGTTTCATCTAAATTCATTGACTTTGTATCATCAATTGATAGAGTTGTATTCAAATATTTGCAGAAGAACTTAGGGTTGAAGGAGAGTTTCTTAATCCATTCAAATAAATAATGCAATGATTTTGATAAACCTACACTATGACCTGAAAGCATCAAATTTATATGTAGAGATCCACCTAAACCACCAAGTGATGTGGGAAGGTATGTCCAAAAGAATAATAAATCTTTTACGAAATCATCATATATTTGTAGATACAGAACTCTGTCTGGACTATCCACAAACTTATATTCTGCAATCCCTTGTCCATATAATCCTTTTAGTGCTTGTTGAACAAGATCATTGTTTAGCCCACCAATTGATACACCTAAATATGCAGATATGTCATTGAGGGCTGCCTTATATAGATTTTCTTTGCTAGATAGATCCAATTCTCTAGCATCATCTTTCATATAGTATAATAAATTGGATAAGTTATCCGGGAGTTCTTCTTCTGAGATCATAGAATCTTTATCAGGTCTAGATAATATTAGGTGAGGAAGTCTGCATAACAGTAATCCGATTTTGTAATTCTTAAGATATGCACAGGCTTCATGATGATTGCTCAGCTCTAGTGCAGATGATGCTGATGAGCATATACCTGCCACTTCAATCTCTTCTGATACAATTACTGGATTATTCCCTGCACTTACGGATATCAATCTCTTCAATGTAGAATCTGCTCTGATTCCATCAGCATAATGTTGTCTTAACATGGTAATTCGATGTTTTGATAAGTTCGTTTGCGAATATTTTATTGTCATTCCAAACTTAGAGCAGTGTGACATAATTTTGGAAAAAACAGATTTTACGGTAGATTCACTAGATTGGGGGATATTGACAATTGCATTTACATCATCTGAATAAACCATGATGGTCTTGATGTTAACATCTGTCATAATGCGTAATAACTTCATAATCAGAGTTGTATGAAGAGTCCATAATGGATTGAGCCAACCCTCTATTCCTCCAAGCTGTCCTTCTGAGACAATTGCCTTGTCTAGGTATTCATCATAGTGATAAACAGTCAGTGCTGAGAAATAGTTTGGTAATGCATCCCATCCTGTCTGTCCGAATAGATCTCCAATAAATTCACAAAGTTCATGTGTATTTCTATATTGCATAGACTGATTATGTCCCTCTATGTCAAGTAATAAGGAATAATTATCTTTTTGAGACAATTCTCGTGATGCTTCATGTATTAATCCTTTCCTCTTCTTATCACTGGGCGTCATAAGTTGTTCAGAAAAATAGGATAATGCTTTTTTCATCCTCATTGCTACCAAACTCAGTTCATGTTTATTTCTTAATTCTGCATTTCCAAACAATCTTGCTTCATATTTCTGTTCCCGTTCTTTCTCAATTAGTCTTGCAGGTAGACTCATTGCTTTCGGATCTTCAAGTTGATGGGTCTCATATACTTTTACACTTTTAGGTTTTAAATCTCTACTTTTAAAGAAATCTTTTAATGTGTAATTTTCAGTCTCAATCACTTGTAGAAGTTCCTTCCTACTATCTCCGGGGCCAAATGCAATCTTATCTTTTAATGCTCCCTTGTCTTTTGCAAACTCAAGTGGATCACTAGTCAGTGTGTTATCCATACAATTAAATATCCTGACCTCATCCCACCAACTTAAACCAAGAAGTGTGATTGCTGATGTATCCTTCCTCGCAATGTGGTGTCTTACTAGTTGTATCTTATTTTTCGGTCCTATCATATTCGGTGGTGAATTATGCTTATTTGCATATGCAATTGTGAATTCTGATTTTGCTAACCTCACTAGGTTCTTGATGGAGATGTCATCAATGTCCCTTTCAGTATGAACACGTTTTAAGAATTTCTCAACACCAGCCCTGGCATTTACTTCTGAATAAAATATGAGCTTGTGAAGGGCAGAAATTTCCTGGAGTTGACTCCTTGTTAAAGATTGTGCTGAATCTAGCAATCTACACAGGAAAGATTTTTTCGGAAATATGATTTTATCTCCATTCATTAATAGAAGGGGAATGCAAAAATCATAATCTTCTGATATAATGTCTTGGTCAAGTTTCCATAAACCATGAAGGACTTCCAAGAGTGGTTTCCAATTCATTGCAAATTTTGTATCATAATCAGAAATATTTAGGAATAATCCTTCCATACCCTTCATGAAATCAACTTGGAGTCTGTGATTTCCATTGAATTCAGCAAAGTTGATCAACTCCCCAATCACTTTTTCTGCCCATGTGTATTCCATAGAATTCCTAATTACATCTAAATTATTAAGAATGTCTGCAAGTGTGAACACATAATCTAAATAACTATGTGGACCTGAAAACCATGCATTCACACTATGGTGGTAAATTGTAAAGTGGCCACCACAGGTCAATAACATATAAGTATTATTAGGATGAATTGAACCATAAATGTAAGTACCATTTTCAACCATTTGATAAGATGCTTCTTCTGCAGTATCATCAAATCTGATATTATCTAAATTTATAGAATCTTTTTCTTTTGCTATATGTAGTCTGAGTCTTTGTATCATAATGATGAATGCAGTGTATTTTGATCTTGTCTGTATGTTAACCCCTGCCTTTATGTCTGTAAGTCCACATATACTCAATTCATGATCTGTTGATCTCCTTGCAAATGCTAATGCAGATGCATTGATTAATTGTTCCCTAGTTGAATATTTCAGACTGGCAAATTCCTTCAGTTTGTTCATGTCATAAGTTGTTTCCTTGTCCACCAAGCCAGTCAATTCACAAACCTTGTCTTTAACTAAGTTCAAGCTCTTTAATTGTGATGAGTGATGGCTGTGTATCATGTTGTATTCATCTTCACTCCATGCGTTAGGATTTTTCTTCAATTCACCTGGATATGGCACCAATGGACTATTGAGGCGAGCCGGCAGTCGGACATCAGAGGGTTTTGTGTTAAAGACTCGTTTTTTCT